TATGCCGCTCAAGAGCCCCGAACAGGTCTGCCGGTCTGCCCTGGTCGCAGACGCCGCCGTGGCGGCCCTGGTGGGCACCAGGGTGTATCCGGTCATCGCCCCGGCGACGGCCGATCTCCCGTTCATTACCTGGAGGAGAAGCGGCGTCCAGCGGGAACACACGCTCGCCGGCCCGATGGGCACGCCGGCCGTGCTGCTCACGGTGGACTGCTACGCGACGACCTACGAGGCAGTAAGAGACCTGGCCGACAAGTGCCGCCGGGTGCTGGATGGCTTCGGCACCGGCGAGGCAGAATCCGTAGTAGTGAAGAACGTTAGCCTAGAAAACGAGGCCGACGGGTTCGTGCAGTTGGCGGGCGGCGAGATGCCGCCGGTCTACAGCGTGACACAAACGTATTCCGTGATGTGGGTCGAGAACTAGGAGAGACTTCCAAATGTCAGCCACTCCCCATGATGGTGCCGGAACGACGCTTCGCCTCGGCGCGACGTTCTACACGGTGTCGAACATCGTCGTCACGTTCACCGACCCCACGGCTGACGAAGAGAAGATTGACGTTTCGCACCTGGGCCTGACCACGGGTGCGCAGCTGGCAACCGTTGACCGCCCGCTCAAGGGCAGCACGACCGACACGGGCCGGTCGGTGCAGTTTAACTACCTCGGCAAAGACATCATCGCCGACGCTTCGACCGGCACCTGCACCATCGTCACGGGTGGCAGCACGCTGCTCTCCGGCGTGGCCTACACCGTGAACTCCAGTACGTTGACGCTGGCGACCAACGACGCCATCCGGGGGCAGGCGACGATCCGCATCGCCCGCGTGTAGTCGCCTTGACGGAGGCCCGTCATGGCTGGCTACTGCACCGGGGTCACTGTTAGCTGGCGCGGCATCGCCATCGGCGAGGTGACGGAGTACCGCATCAATGCGGGCGGCTCGCTGCCTATCGGCCGGAACAGTCTCTTTGCTGTTGACGCCGGCACGGTCGAACTGTCGAGCCTTTCGACGGCCGCTTCGACCTCGACCATGAGCCTAAGCCAGTACGGCACCAAGGGCTTGCTCTCCTTCGCCGGCGACGGCCTCACTGTCACGACCAAGGCCATCTGCCAGACGCTTGACATCAGTGCGAAGGTGAACGACGTGTATCGCCTCAAAGGCGTGTTTCGCATCGTCCAGGAGTAAATCGCATGGCACTGACAGTTGAAGAACTCGCGGCACAGATCATGGCGGCCGAAGACCTCGGCATCCTCAAGGTCACGGTCAAGGAGTGGGGCAACATGACGCTCGGCATCCGCGTGATGACGGTCGGCGAGCGTGACGCCTACGAGCGGGAGTGGATCGGCAAGCGTGAGACGGGCATCGACAACTTCCGTACCAAGTTCCTCGCCCGCTGCCTCTGCCACCCCGAGACCGGCGAGCGGCTGTTCAGCGACGAGAAGGTCGAGGAGCTGGCGGGCAAGTCAGCGAAGGTCGTGTCGAAGCTCTTCGACAAGGCGATGAAGCACAACGCGATGAGCGAAAGCGACGTGGAGGAACTGGCAAAAAACTGAACATCCGCCCGACGAGACGCTTCCTGTTTCGTTTGGCGGGGCACTTGAAAATGACGGTCGGCGAGATCGAGCGGCGCATGTCGTCGCGTGAGCTCGGCGAGTGGATGGCCTTCACGCGGTACTACCAGGCGATCCCTGACAGTTGGGCCGAGACGGGCCTGACCGTCTCGGCGATCCTGGCACCGTACAGCGAGAAGGGCAAGGCACCGCGGGCGAGCGACTTCAATCCGATCGAAGAGCCGCCGCAGCACGAGGTGCAGGCCCGCGACGTGATTTTGGACTTGAAGAAACAGCTTGGATTCGACTGATGGCGAACGTGCTCTCACTGGCGATGAAGATTTCTGCGGACGCCACGGGCGTTCGGCAGAGCCTTTCGCCCGTCGAGCGGGCGCTGCAGCAGTTGGACAAGGAGGCCGCCAGCGTCACGGCGGTGTTTCGGAAGTTCGGCAGCGAGTCGGCTGCGGCGGCGCAGCAACAGGAAAAGTTCGAGGTTCGCCTGCGGGCGTTGACCGAGAGCCTCAAGGCCGGGCTGACCAGCCCGCAAGACTACGCCCGGTCGCTCGAGCAGTTGCAGGCGGCGGCGAACGATGCTGCCGATGATCTCGGTCGTGCGGCTCAGATTGTCGAAGCCAACCTGACTAAGGAGCAGCGGGCTACCAAGGCATACGAGCAGTCGATTGCCGAACTGAATCGGCTCCGCGATGCCGGGTTGCTCGATGAGACGCAGTACGGCTTGGCTGTGCAGCGGTCGGCTGAATCGTTCGCCAAGGCAACCGTCGAGGCGAACAAGTACGCGGCGGCGTCTGACGCGGCCGGCGACGGCGGTGCCCTCAAATTCAACGAACTGAGCGGCGTGCTGTCGGCCCTGCCGGGGCCGATTGGCAACGTGGCGGGCAGGCTCTCGGGGCTGGCATCGGCCGGCGAGGGGCTGTCTCGCGTGTTCGGTGCCGGGCTGTCGCAGGGGCTCACGAGCATCGGGGCGTCGGTGGCGGGGCTTGTGAATCCGTTCACGGCTGCAGTCGCTGGGGTGGCAGCGTTCGGTGCTGGTGCGACTGCTGTTGTTCAAGGGCTTATCGCTCTCGATGACCGAGTGGAGAAGCTCGGCAACACGGCCGACAAGTTGGGCGTGTCGTTCGAGTTCATCCAGACGCTCGAAGAGGCGGCGACTCGCAGCGGCACGAGCATCGACGCGGTGAGTGCCGCGTTCGGGCGGCTCCAGAAGTCAGTGCTGGGCGTGGACGAGGAAAGCAAGGCGGCACAGAAGGCACTTGCCGATATCGGCGTGACGGCGGAAGAGTTGCAGTCGCTTTCGCCAGAGGAGCAGTACCTCCGCATTGGCGAGTCGCTGAACTCGATTGAAGATCCCGCCCGCCGTACAGCGGCAGCTACAGCTCTTTTCGGTCGCGCCGGGGCAGACTTGCTTCCGTTCTTCCGCAACATCGGCGGCGCGGCCGAGGACATGGAGCGATTCGGACGTGCCCTGACGGTGATTGACCGTTCCCGAATTGACGACTTCGGTGCGGGGCTGGACACCCTTCGCCTTGCCACCCAGGGGCTAGGTCAATCCCTGCTCCTGCCGTTCGCTGGCCTCGGCGAAGGCATTTCGCGGTCATTCGCCGAGATCACCGCTGGCATCACGGCGGTGATCGACCCCATCGGGCAAGTGCTGGAGCCGATCCTGACCCAAGTAGGGCGCGTGGTCGAGGGGCTGGGGATTCAGCTTGGCAATGTCGGGCGAATCATTGGCACGGTGTTCGAGCCCTTTGCCGTTATTGCACAGGCCGCGTCGGTCGCACTGGAGCCGCTGCTCGACGGTGTGCTGGGATTGTTCAGAGCGTTCGGCGATTCGGCGGTGGCTGTTACCGAATGGGCTGTTTCGTTCACGCCCATCGGTGCTATCGCTGCCAACGTCGGCGTCCTGGGCGAGACCATCAGCCGCGTCGTAACGATCATCACGACAGCGTTCGGCAAGATTGGCGAGATCGTCGGGTCAACGCTCGGCAGCGTGGCGGAATACATCGGCTCCGCTGTCTCGTCGTTCGCCGAGTTCACCGGGCTGAGCGGTGCGTTGTCGGCAATCGGCAGCGTCATCAGCAGCGTGTTCGGGTCAATCTCCTCGATCTTCTCCACGATTGCCGAGGCTATCGGCGGAACCGTTGGGCGGCTGCTCACGATGGCGGAAAACTTCCTCGGCATAGACCGTGCCGCGAGCGATGCCGCCGAAGGCGTGGATAAGACCGCCGAAAGCGTGGTCACGCTGACCGCTGAGCAGCAAAAGGCGATGACCGAGGTACAGAAGGCTATCGCCGATTCCGGCAAGGCTCTCGACGGTGCCATCGAAAAGGCCGGCGAGTTCGGCCAGGCCGGTTTCGACGCGGCTCTTGAGTTCCAGACTGCTCTGGAGGACTTGCAGGAGCAGGCGAACAGCGGCGAACTGAACGCTGAGCAATACGCTCGCGGCGTTGCGAACGCCACGGCCGAATACGACCGGCAGATCGAGTCGCTTCGCACGGTGCAGGAAGAGACTCGCAAGGCCGCCGACGAGGCCCAGCGTCGCGTCGATGCCGACAAACAGGTGGCTGACCAACTTCTAGAGCAGGCCCGCATTCAGCGTGAGTTCGGCGGCGACACGCAGCGAGCCCAGGCAGCGGAGCAAGTGCTGGCCGTCGAGCGCGAGATCGCCCGCGTCCGCGAAGAGGTTGCCGCCGCCCGAGACAACGGCGACGCCGAGGCGGTCGCCAATGGCGAAGAGCGGATTCGCCAACTCGGAGTGGTCCGCGACGAGCAGCAATCAATTGCCGACGGTTCTGCCGCAGCCGCCGAGGCAGAGCGTCAGCGGCTAGACGACCAGCGGAAGAGGGTCGATGAGTTGCTCGCCGCCGGCCAGGAGCAGTCAGAGATCGAGCGGCAGATCATCGACGTGCAGGAGCAGCAGGCCCAGGCCGTTGCCGCTCTGGTCGAGGCCAGGATGGCCGGCAACCAGGCCGAGGCCGATGCTGCGGCTGCTCGGCTCGCTCAACTCGACCAGTTGCAAGCCAGCCTCGAAGACCAGCAACAGGCGTCAGAGCAGGGTTTCGGCGAGGGCTTCGCCCGTGCGTTCGAGCAGGTGGATCAAGCCATCGGGCAAACGATCAACAAGGCGGCCGAGTTCGGCAACGCCGGGGCCGAGGCAGCCCAGCGGTTGCAGGAAGGAATTGCCGCCGCCCAGGAGCAAGCCCGCGACGGCATCTTGAACAAAGAAGCGTTCGACGCCGAAGTGGCGCGGCAGCAGGAGTTGTTCGCTCAAGAGATCCAGAACCTCGACGACATCAAGAAGAGAAAAGCGCAGGATGCGGCCGACGAAGTGAAGAACGCTGAGGCACAGAGAGCCGCTCTGGCAAAGCAAGCAGAAGATGCTGTCAAGGCTCAAGAGCGTGAGCAAACGCAATTTGCCCAGGCCCAGCAGAAACAATACGAGGAAGCCCAAAAGGCACAGCAAGAGTTCGCTGCCGAACAAGCCAAGGCCCAAGCCGCCGAGTTCGACCGTCAGCAGAACAGGCTTGCCGAACTCAACACCGTCGGCTCGCAGACTGTGAACACTGCCGACGTGCGGACGCAGGAGGGTGCTGCCCTGGTGCTGGGCCTCGCTGCCAACGCTCAAGATCCGCGGCTAATCGAGGCGCGGCTAACGAACAAGCTCCTGCGGCAGCAAGCCAATGCCCTGCTCAATAACCTCAACCGGATCGGCGTTCCGTCCGTGATCCTTGGGTGACGTATGGCAAGTGTGGTCTCGGTCAAAGAACTGGCGCGCAAAGGCGTGTTCGAGATCGGCAAGTCTAGGACGCTTACGCGCGAGCTCGTGTGCGTCCTCAGTGATGACGCGCTAACATCATCGCCGATAGATGACAATCAACTTGTCGCGGCTACGGGCGTCAACATTGGGACCGCCCACCCCTTCTATACCTTCAACAAGTGTCGCAAGATCACGATCACGGAAGGTTTTGAAGGTTCGCCGTACCACGTTCATATTCTCTACGAATACGGCGTTATCCTGGCCTACGAACTGCAAGCACCAACGGATCGACCTGGCGTGTGGGAGTTCGATGGCGCGCCAAGCGAGGTGCCGGCGCTCTTCTACTACGCCGGAAACGACAACAGCACGAAGTATCCGCTGACGAACAGCGCCTACGACTACTTCCCCGGACTGGTGACGCAGGAGGCGTTATCAGTCGCTCGCGTGACGTACAACTTCGCCACGTTTCCTACGAACTGGTTCGCCGCGAGCCAGTGCGTGAATGACGCAACGTACTTCGGCTGCCCGGCACACTCGGTCAAGCTAGACAAAATCAGCGTGCAGCAGGCGCAGGAGGAGTTTAACGGCACCACGGTCGCCTACTGGAAGGCCACGGCGGAGTTGCACTACCGCCAGAGCGGACACAGCCTGCAGCTCCCGGACGTGGGGTTCAATTTCATAGCCGGCAATCAGAAGCGTCGCGCGATGGTTTTTGATTTCGATAACGCCGAATGGGTAGCGAGCCCGAACCCTGTTGGGCTAAACGGCAGCGGAGCCATGACGCTCGGGGCTCCGGCCATCCTTGTGCGTCGCGTTAACCCGGCAGTGAACTTCACGACGCTGTTCGGCAATCCTCCGACCACTCCGCTGCCCACGGGGTGACGAATGGCTGACCTCACTCAGTTTGACCTGGGTTCGGCCGCTCGCGTCGCTCGCGTCGTGCGGGCCGTGGAGCAGGAGCCGCGACAGACGAAGCCGCTGGCGTTCGGGCCGGTCATCGAGGCGGGGCGGCGGCGAGTGTTTCGTGTCTGCACTTTTAGCGGCCAGTGGAACATCGACACGTCGAAGGTGGTGACGTTTAAGTATCAGACTTCTACGCCAAATACAGTAATGGCGACGAATCTGCTGTGTGGCCTAAGTCCCAACGGCTCGTGTGATGTTTCAATCGCCAAGGACGGGACTGCGTGGTTCTTGGTTCAACCCAACTTAACGCAGCAGCCCGGCTACTCATCAAACGGCACTCAGGTGCTGACTATCCAAAGCGGCTACCTCAGATGGGTCGGTACGACAGCGTGCTAACATGACTATCGCAACCAAGAACGGCTCGGTCATCGTCACGGCCGGCAGGATTGCGGAGCAGTGCGCGTGCTGCGGCGGTGGTTGCGTACAGACGTGCGCCGGTTGTCTACCGCCTTGCCTGTCGCTGACTATAGAAGGCTTCGCTGGCGAAGAACAAAATGAGTCCTGCGACGAGTGCGACGAAATAAACGGCACCTACACCCTGGCGCGGGGGGTGGGCGCGCAACCGATAATATCGGCTTCAGTCAACGCCACCACGGGCTCTGGTGCCGAACTAACAGTCAAACTTGAACACAATGCCAA